GACCTTTTTGGAAATCACCAAAGAACATTGGATACAAATCTGCCTTTGGAGAAGTACCGGGATCATTAGGTGTATCAAGATACTTGTTAACAACAACATCAAAGCCAAGTAACTGACCTACGATGCCATCAGCACGAGCCAAACCATCAACATAAATTGGTCGCTTCTGATCATCTGTTAATCCACGAATTGCTTGCAACTGAATAGGATTAATTAAGAAACAAGCAGACTCAGTCCAGTATTGGTTAGGCAAACTATAAATAAAGTTCACCACATCTTTGTAGGTGATGTTATTAGTAGTTGTGCTTGTACCATTGGTTGTGATTTGGTCATAAGTAGTAATGGTTGATAGACCATCGCTTGTTGCTACACCACTTGTACCATACGATGCAGGATTGGTTTTACCACCTGTGTAAGCACCAAAGAAAGCATATTGATTTAGACCACGCAAACCATTAGTACCACCATAGCCTGTGTCAGAGCCTTGATCGTTATTTTGAATCATGGATTGTGCTTCTGCTTGACCAAATTCTGCCAACATATCAGAAATAATGTTGCCTTCTAAACCATCGATGTCATCAAGGGTTGCAGTACGAACAGGGAATTGGCAGTTTAAATCTTTAAGAACTAATTGCCAAATGTTAGTATTTTGAGTAGTCAAAGCACCATTGTTCTGAATCTGATAACCCCATCTTGCACCTGCGTTACCAACTTTTGCTCGGAACTGATAGGAAGAACCTTCAGTAGCAACAGAACGGCTTACACCACGCAAAGGATTGGTTTGACGCAAAGAAACAAACACAGGATCGTAACCAGTACGACCACCGACATTGTAGCCTTATCCATAACCTGCAGGATTTCCAAGGTCAGATGCTTCCTTCATATATGCATCGTATTGGTCAACAGACTCAAACATTTTTACTTCTTTTTCCATTTGAGCATTAGATTTATAAAAATCACGCAACTGCTCTTTAACAGAACGATTTAATTCTTGAGTTAAAGATTTGTAGGTAGTTACGATTGCAGGTGCTTGTACTTCAGAAATTTTGGCTTCTAATGCGGCAACTTTCTCAGCAACTTCTGCCTTAACTGCATCAAGGGAAGTAGCAACTTCTGCCTTAACTTCTTCAATCTTGGCAACTTGAGTTGCTTCGATTGTGTCTAATTTTTCGATAACTTCTTTCATGATAAGTCCTTTATTTAATGCGTTTAGATAATGCTTTCAACAATTCTCTTTCCTCTAGGGCTTTCAGAATTGAATCGGCTTCTTCTACCACCGCAACAGGCTCACTCTGTATAGGGGCAACTTCAATAGATTTGGGTGCATCACGCACTTCTAAAACCTTCTTGAAGATACTAGATGCGGTGGTCGCATCTTTTCGGCTAACTCCTGCTTCACGCAAAAGTTTCTCCAAACTTCTTGGGTTTATATGCCCTTCGGCATCAAAACACTCTAATTTATTAATATTGGCTTCAGGATTATTAGGATACATAACTACGCTAATCTCACGCAGTCCACCTTTGGTAATCTGAAAATAACCTTCTTCATCATCATCACAAGGCTCACCATTTTCATCAACCATGTGTGCTTCATCAGCATAAGCACCAACAGAAACCCCACCAAACATTTTTGGTGATTCTTTAAGAATAGAATAAACATCGCTACCACCAACTGTATTCATATACAGTCTGCCTTTGGCAGTCATTCCTTCTTTATCAAACATGATTTCATCCCATTGACCAATGGGCATACCCATGTCATTGTGATTTAGAAACATTGGCATTGGTTTGCCTTCTTTAGCAAACTCATCTGCCCAATCATAAAAACCTTCAGGTTGATAATTGAACTTGCGACCATCAGCACCTTCTCTAGCACCCCAAGTCGTTGCTCTTGCTTCAATCTTTCCTGTGGGATTTTGGGCTTCGTCTGCCGACTGACCTAGTTGGACTTGTGCTTCGCAAATTAGAAGTAGATTTTTCATTAATAGCCCCATTGTTAATAGCCTGATTATTATCTTGTATTTTGGGGAATTCTTCTACACTTTTAGGTAGTTTAACATTACTGCCTTTTATTTGTGAAGATAATTTATCTAATATTTTGTGCAATAAATTCATTATTTACCGATATTCATTTTTCGTCTTTGGTTGCCACCACCCCCACCTGTATCCTGTGGAGAACTGCTAGGCAATGGCTCTGCTTTAGTAGATTGTGCTACTAAACCATCACCTGCGTCAATTTTTGCCATATTTAGGTATTCTCTTGCTTCATTAATTGTCATGATTCCATTAGAAACACCTGCAGTTGCAAAGTTCATTTGATCAAGTGCCGCCCCTTTTAAGAAGTCTTTTGTATCAAATCGGATACATAAACTTGGGTAGCCTTTAAGAAGTTGGCTCTTTAATTTCTGTTCAATATTGATAACCATAGGATACATGGTCGTTTTGTAGAACTCATCTAGCATAGTTTGGGTATTGTTATATTTGCCTTCTACAACCCCAATCATTGCAGGTGGAACTCCAAACAAGCCACAAATACGCTTCATTGTTTGTACTTTTAAGGTAGCACAATCAGCATCTTGTAGGGTTAACATTTCTAAAGGTTGGTATTTCATGCCCTGATCTAACAACATTCCTTGACCCGGCTTGCTTAAATCGCTATTCCTAGAATTTGTCATGTTAGCCCATGCTTCTTTTAAGCGACCTGCAATTTCCTTGTATTTGCCATCAGGAATGACTTGCTCAGTAACAAACATACCTGTTGGCTTTGCACCATTTTGCATAATAAAGTTAGCATAAAGGTCAATATCCTGATCCAAAGCAACCAACTCTGTAGCCAAAATTCCTTTGTTAAAGCCTGCTACACCCTGCCAAGCCGCTTCCGAAATATGCATGACTTGGTGCGATGCAAGGGGTTCATCTTTGTTAAATCCATAAGTAGGAGTAGAAAGACGATAGGAAGGATAGCGAGTAGGAGTAAGTTGAACAGTAATAAGTGTTGCATCAAGGTTATACATTTCAAGGGGAGTTTGAATAGAATCTTGCTGATCTTTTCTCCACCAAAGGGTAAAGCATTCACCTGCAAGGTCTTGCCACATCGACCATTGATACCAAAATTCATATTGATCCTGAAAATTGTTAGGTTGCTGAAGTAAACTTAATATTTGTTTAGCCTTGGCTTTATCTCGATTGCCTACCTTATCAGATTCTATGGCATCGACAAACTCGCCATTGTCTGATTTATACATAACACGAATTGGCAGTTGTGCTAATGCTCTAGCCTTAACACCAACACAAGCCATAACTGTTGAATTACGGCTAAGAACTGTCATATCGACAGGTCTGCCTGCACTTGTTGTACTTGCAGTTGTTACATAAAGTAACTGCTGACTAACAGTTTGCCTACCTGCTTGTCCTTGATAAATGACATTATTACCAAGTTGGGTCTGTCCAAATAGGGTATTGGATTCGTTTTGTTGTATGTTTTTACGCTTAAATATATCCAATATTCCCATTTTTTTTCTCCAAAAGTTTATTTATTCTAACTAAAAACTTCTGAAACCGAAAGAACTACTTGCATTTGGATTGTCTAAAGCACAATGCATAGCAATAATCATGGCAATTACACCATCGACTTTGGCAGATTTGTCTGCTTCGTTCTTCCTAACCTTGATGTTACCATTCACATCAGTAAAGACTTCAGCATTGGAAATTTGCCAACCAACAAAAGCATTGCCACTATGTTTTATTGCTTTTTGCAATATTAACTTTTCTACATACTTAGAAGGATTATTTAAAACTGCCATGCCTTGACCAACCTTCTTTACAGGAATCCCTGCATCATGCAACCGAGCCACAAGACTTGCCGCATTGTAAGCATCGTAACCTACCTCTTTTACATTGTATTTTTCGCATTGGAGTTTGATAAAGTCGCTTATTTCCCGATCATCCATTACATTCCCTTCAGTTAACTTTAAGACACCTGAACTAATTGCCATTCTGAATATGTCTAAGTAATGCTTGGGAATAAGGTCTAAAGCCTGTTCAGGTAAAAAGAATTGAAAATCTGCATAGTAATCATCTTCGCCATAACGCTTTAATACGCAAACTGCGTTTAAATCTCGTGTAGCGGCAAGGTCAAAACCAATAAACACATCGCTAGGTTCTCTAGTTTCTTCACTTATGTTAACAATCGCATCATCCCAATATTGTCTATCTATCCATGCAGTATTAGCAGAAACATAGACATTTAAGGTTTTGCAAAGGAATTCGTTTAGGGTTGCAGGCTTGTGTTTGGCTTCTTCTGCTCTTTGTTCAATGGCTTCTTGGAATACAGATATGCCATGCATGGGATTGGCTTTAGCCCAAGTCTTTGTATCTTTCCAATCGTCTTGTGGGTCTAAGCCATAAAGCAATCCAAACCATCTAGGGTTTTCTTTGACATCGCCACATAGGATAGATTCAAGCATCTGCATATCTTCATAGAACTTAGTGTCCTTGGTAAAAGATGCAGTAGTAATGTAGATTCTTAAAGGGTTTTGCCTTGCAACCATACCTGAGTGCAGGACCTCGATTGCGTTCCTATCAACAATTTGGGCTGACTCGTCAACTATGACACAACTAGGATTTTTGCCATCGCCTGTCTTTTTGGTATCCCTAGACAGGGCTTTAAACATAGATTGAGTATCGCCTGCCTTCGATATTTGGTATTTGCTGATATGAAACATTTGACTAAGTTCAGCAGGCATCGATTCTACAAAAGCCTTAGATGCATCAAACACAATACTTGCCTGCTCTCGATTGGTAGCCAAGGTAAAGACTTCAGACCCAGTTTCGCCACAGATTAATTCGTATAACGCAATGATTGCAGTTAAAGTTGACTTACCTGCTTTCCTAGGAATGAACAAAATGACATCCCTAACCATTCTATGACTGTGATCCTTTTTGGACCTAAAGCCATAAATGGCACAAATAAACAATATTTGGAAAGGCTCTAGAAGAACAGGTTGTCCTGCTTGTGGTCCTTTTGTGTGCTTTAGGGCAGATGCAAAGTTAAGGACATGGGTAGGATAATCAGGGTCAAACTCCCATTCCCATTCTTTGTTTTCGAGTTGGTTTAAGAATCGCTGACAGGCTAACCTGACATTGCGACAAACTTCAATTTCTCCTTTAGCAACCTGAACTGCGTAAAGGATACCATCTTGCCAATCCATCAACCTTTAGGACCTTTAAGAAATTTAGCAACTGCACTATCGTCTTGGGGTTTGCCACTAGACAATCTGCTCTTAGGGGTTAACCCTAATTCATTCATTAATTGGATTATTAACTTAACTGCATTGTTGCGAATGCTAATAGCAGGGTGAGGTGCAAGGGTTTTGCCATCATTGGTCGATACGACAATATCTTCGGGTCGGATTTGTGCGTTACATGAAACATACAATTCCAACTGGTCTGCCAACATAGCCAAGGAATGTTTGTCTTGATCCGATCCAATCCCATAAACATCAAAGAGAAAATCAGAAGTTTCTTCAATAAACTTTTTCTTATCAAACTGGTCAGGTCTGTCCAACCATTCAGCAAAGGGAATTCTTTGCTTGACTGACTCAGGCAGGGGAATTCCTTGGTTCTCTCCCTTAGTG